AGGTTATTCGAATCGCAACATTCGGCTAGGCACAGCCCGCAAAAGTTGTTTCGCTATATGCATTTATACGCGTAGCCGCATTCGGCAAAATCGAAAAGCCGAACACTATACCACGAACTATTGACTCCTGGGCTACCTAGAACGATAGAATCATTGACATGGCAATGATCACAAGAGCGGAAGCTGCTCGAGCACTTGGTGTCACCAAAGAAGCCGTCTATGCAGCGGTCAAGACAGGCCGTCTAACCACCAAAACAGGTGTCGATGGTCGGATCCTTGTCAATTCCGAGACAATGAGGGATGAATGGGCCCGAAACACCCAAAAGCGAGTGGGGATCGGCCCTAAACCGCCTGGTCCAGGTGCTGAGCGACCCGTTTTGCGACCTCTTTCAGAGCGTCAGGCTCCGAAGGAGCGACTGGGTCGAACGGAGGAAGGGATTCCTGAATATGACGAATCTCGAGCCAGAACAGAGCATCTGAAGGCCGAGCTGCTTGAGCTGGAACGCAAGCAAAAAGAAGGATTATTGGTAAAAGCAGAGGAAATCGAGGCAAAATGGATAGAAATTGTGACATTAGCACGAACAAAAATCTTAGGCATTCCTACAAAGGCAAAACAGCGCATTCCCGATCTCGATACGGATGCGATCACCGTTTTAGATGACATTGTTCGAGAAACGCTCGAAGATCTGGCCGCAGAGGGCGAGGAGGAAGGCTGATGGCTTCGATCGAATCAGTTGCGTGCTCAGCACTTCGAGCGTTCAAGCCACCAGAGAAGCTGTCGCTGAGTGAATGGGCCGATCGGTATGCCTACTTGAGCGTAGAGAGCAGCGCTGAGGGCGGCCGGTGGAGAACGCTGCCCTACCAGAAGGGGATCATGGACGCGATCACTGATCCCAAAATCGAGCAGATAACGCTAATGAAATCTGCTCGCGTTGGCTACAGCAAAATCTTAAACCACACGATCGCATTTCATATTCATCAGGATCCCTGCCCGATCATGTTGGTGCAGCCAACGATCGAAGACGCGCAGGGGTACTCGAAAGAGGAAATCGCGCCGATGCTGCGGGACACGCCATGCCTGCGCGGCTTGGTGAGTGAGGCGAAGGCGAAGGACGGGGCGAACACGATCCTGCAGAAGCAGTTCCCTGGCGGGACGCTGAGCATGGTTGGCGCCAACTCACCAAGGGGCTTTCGCCGGGTGAGCCGCCGGATCGTGCTGTTCGACGAGACCGACGGCTACCCGCAATCGGCCGGTGCTGAGGGCGACCAGATCAAGCTGGGCATCCGCCGGACGGAGTACTACTGGAACAGGACGATCGTGGCTGGGTCGACGCCGACGATCAAGGACTTCAGCAGGATTGAGAAGATGTTCCTGCAGGGCGACCAGCGGCGTTATTTCGTGCCGTGCCCCGATTGCGGGCACATGCAGTATTTGAAATGGACAAACATGCGGTGGACCGATGGCGATCCGTCAACTGCTGCGTATTGCTGTGAGGCATGTGGCGTGATGATCCCTCATGCGAAGAAGCGATGGATGGTGGAGCGCGGCGAGTGGCGGCCAACTGCCCCCGGTAACGGAAAGCATGTGAGCTTTCACATTTGGGCGGCGTATTCGTATAGCCCTAATGCAACGTGGTCGAATCTAGTCGAGGAATTCCTTGACGCGAAGAACGACGCAGAGCAATTGAAAACGTTTGTAAATACTGTTTTGGGTGAGGTTTGGGAGGACGAATACGCGAGCAAGATCGGCGCAGAAGCCTTGGCGGACCGTGCGTCTCAGGAGGACTATGAGCATCTTGTGGTGCCGTCACAGGTGCTCGCGCTGACGATCGGCTGTGACGTGCAGGACGACCGATTGAGCCTGAGTGTGTGGGGCTGGGGCCGCGACGAGGAGGCGTGGCTTATCGACCGGTCGAAGCTCTATGGGGACCCTGCTCGAGCAGAGGTGTGGCAGCAGCTTGACGAGGTGATGGCGAAACCATTCCTCACCGAAGACGGCGTGGACATGAAGATCAGCATCTGCGCGATCGACTCCGGCGGCCACCACACCGCTGAGGTGTATTCCTACGCCCGGGAGCGGATGGCGAATGGTGTGATCGCGATCAAGGGCATGAGCACCAAGGGGAAGCCGCCGCTGGGCAAGCCGTCGAAGGTGGACCTGAACCGCAAGGGTCAGGTGGTGAAGAAGGGTGCCCAGGTGTTCCCGGTCGGATCCGACACAGTCAAGTCACTGCTGTTCGGCAGGCTTAAGCACAATGAGAAAGGTGCTGGTTACTTGCATTTCTATCCGACTGCTGGAACAGAGTACTTCGAGGAGCTCACTGCGGAGAAACAGGTTCTGCGATACAAGAACGGGTATCCGCAGCGTGTGTGGATGAAGAAGAGCAGCGCTCGAAACGAGGCGCTTGACGAGCTCGTTTATGCGTACTCTGCATTGCACCGGCTGTACCAGCTGTACGACAGGCGCACGATCTGGGATCAGTTCGAGCGTGCGGTCAGGCCGATCGAGGGTGAGCCAGTGGTTGCACCTGCCCGGAAGAGCCGCAAGGCGTTCAATGTTTTAGGTTGATAGGGCTAGACTTATGCAAAATCCAGCCTGGCAATGGCATTTCCATCCGAAATACGCGCTGGAGACGCCGTTGAATGGACGGATGATCTTGCGCCGACTGCTAGTACGCTGTCGTATTACCTTAGAACCAATGCTGCAAGTGGAGCGACGGCATCGGGAACGCTGAGCTCTGGGATCTGGTCGTTCACCCTGAGTTCTGCAACCACAACTGCGTTTGCCAGTGGGCAGTGGTACTACCAGGCGGTGGCAGTCACCAGTGGCGCACCGACGACTGTGCGCACCGGACAGTTCACTGTTCTGCCGTCTCTTGTTTATGCCGGTTCAGCGACTGCTGTTGATCTTCGCAGCCAGGCTGAGATCGATCTGGCCAATGTCGAAGCAGCAATTCGTGCTTTGGCAGAAGGTGCGCAAGAATATCGAATCGGCACCGCTTCAGGCGGCCGAATGGTCAAGCGTGCTGAGCTGTCTCAACTGATTCAGTGGCGCGATCGGCTCAAGGCTGACGTGGCGCGGGAACAGCTCGCGCAAAACGTCGCCAATGGCAAAGGCGATGGTCGGTCGCTTTACATCCGCTTCCACTGATCAATGGGACTCCGCACCTGGATTTTGAAACGCCTCGGCGGTCGTCGCATGTACGACGCGGCCAGGTGGAATCGCTTCACGGCTGATTTCCTCGCTCCGAACACCAGCGCCGACGCTGAGCTGCGTGGCAGCCTGAAGGTTCTGCGGAATCGAAGCAGGGCGCTGGTTAGGGACAACCCTTACGCCCGGCAGGCGAAGCGGACGACTCAGGTCAACGTGATCGGCCCGCGTGGCATCCAGATGCAGCCGCAGATCATGCGGCCCGATGGGCGGGAGAAAGACGAGCGCCGCAACGTGGCGATGTCGGCCGGATGGCGGCAATGGTGCCGGGCCGATAGCTGCGACGTCACCGGGAAGATGAGCTTCCACGCGATCGAGATGGCGATCGTCGGCTCGCTGCCTGAATCGGGCGAGGTGGGCGTGCGGCTGGTGCGGCAGCGAATGGGCAAGAGCAGGGTGCCGCTGGCGCTTGAGCTGATCGAAGCGGATCAGATCGACGATGACTACACCGGCTTCAGCGACCGGCCGGGGCATTACTGGCGGATGGGTGTCGAGTTGAATGAGTGGGGCCGGCCGACGCGCTATGCCCTGCTGGTGAAGCACCCGGGCGACGCCGAGCTCGGCACCTATCAAAAACAAGGCGAGAAGCATCTATTTATTGATGCTGAAGACTTCATTCATATTTATATGCCTGATCGCATTGGTCAGACGAGGGGTGTTCCCTGGTTTGCGCCGGTGATCACCACGAGCTGGAACCTTGGCAAGTACGAGGAGGCTCACTGGACCCGGAAGCGTGTGCAGGCAAACAGCCTGGGCTGGATTCAGACTTCTGATCCAGATGATTTCGGGAGTCGCGAAAGCGATGGCTCACCTGCGCTCGAGGGCGACAAGCGGCTGTGGAACACCGAGCCCGGCAGCTACAACTTCCTGCTGCCTGGGGAGACGGCAATCCCGCCCGACTTCGGTCCAGATGACAACCAATACGAGAATGTGGTCAGGAATCTGGCCAGGCGATTCGCTGCTGGTTTCGGCTGTAGTTACGAAACGTTAAGCAAGGATTTCAGCGAGTCGAATTACAGCAGCAGCCGGCTGAGCATCCTCGAAGACCGCGATCACTGGCGCGTGATCCAGTCGATGCTGATCCAGCAGTTCCACCAGCGCGTGTTCGAGGAGTGGCTGATGGCTGCCGCCCTCACCGACCTGCCGATGCCGATGTTCTCGGACGTGTGGACCAGGCCGGAGCGGTACAACGCGCCGCATTGGCAGGCCCGGGCATGGAGCTGGGTGGACCCGGCGAAGGAGATGAAGGCCCTCGAGATGGCCCGTGCGCTGCAGCTTCAGACGCATGCAGAGCAAATCATGGAATATACCGGTAACGATTTCATGGAGACCGTTACTACGATTGCAAAAGAAAATGAAATCAAGGAGGAGCTGGGGTTGATGGCCGGCACTCCCGAACCGGCGCCCGCGCCCGAACCTCCGGTCAGCGATCCGTTGATCGATGATCTGGGCCAGCCGGTGCGGCTACGGTCTGACCTGTCCAACCTTGCTCGCGCACAGAAAGATGGCTGAGGTCAACGGGGTCGAGATCGACCTGATGCCCACCGAGGGCATGCGCGAGGAGGCTGAGCGTTATCAGGCGTGGAAAGAAGAGGGGCGCGACGGTGGCACCGATGTGGCCGCCACCCGGGCCCGGCAGATCCTGAGCGGTGACGAGCTCAGTGCTGACACCGTGATCACGATGTCGGCCTGGTTCGCCCGGCACGAGGTGGACAAGCAGGGCCAGGGTTTCAGTCCTGACGAAGAGGGCTATCCGTCGCCAGGTCGCGTGGCCTGGGCCGCCTGGGGCGGTGATGCAGGTAAAAGGTGGAGTGATGCGAAGGCCGATAGCATCAAGGCAGCACGAGAACGCTCTATGGAACTTCGCGCCGCTCCCGACGAACTGAAAGAGGGAGATTTTGTCAGTTGGAACTCGAGCGGCGGTCGGGCTCGTGGCCGAATTGAGCACATCATGCGCGAAGGGACCCTTGGCGTGCCTGACAGCGAGTTCAGCATCGAAGCCACCGAAGAGGACCCGGCCGCGCTCATTCGCGTCTACCGGGATGGCGAGCCCACTGAGGTGATGGTGGGCCACCGGTTCAGCACGCTCACCAAGATCCAGCCGATTGATGGCGAGGAGGGACGGCCTTACCCGAATGAGCATGCGGCTCGGCTGCTGGACCCTGACATGTTCGAGCGGTTCCGTCGCATCAACGATGACTTCGGCGCTGGAATCGACGCAATTTATGGCATCAACGAAGGCGATCCCGTTCGCCTACAGGCAATTCGATTTGACGCCTCTCGCTTTACAGTGTCTGAGGCAAGGCAGTGGTTGGATGACAACGACTACCAGCCAATCCTTTTCGAGGAGGCCACTGGCGAGCGTGTCATGAAACTTGACCTGAAGCGGATCAACAAGGAGGGCCTGAAGCGCGAGGTCGCCCAGGGCATGCGCGTTGAAGAGAAGGCTGACGATCGGTTGACCTTCTCGTTCAGCTCTGAGGCTCCGGTGGAGCGCTGGTGGGGGCGTGAGGTGCTGGTGCATGACGCTGAGTCGATGGACCTGAGCCGCATGAACGACGGTGGTGCGTGGCTGTGGAACCACAACCGCGATGTGGTGCTGGGCGTGGCCGAGAAAGCGTGGCTGGGCGACGACCGCCGGCTTTATGCGACCGTGATGTGGAGCCCCAACACGATGGAAAGGGGCACCGAGGAGTACAAGCGCCGCCGCGACATCGAAGCAG